TGCGCGTTGATCTTCAGGAAGTTAGTGAACTTGGTCAGCGTGGGATTCGCCGAGAACTCATTCTTGCCGGTGACCTCGTTGAAGTCAGCCTGGAGCTTCCAGTCACGCAGGGATTCCTGATGTGGAGTGGGCTTGTCAGAATTGTCCCGAGCCTCCTCAAGCAACTCATTCTTGACTTCCTCGAAATTGCGCTCAAAGTGGGGTCCCAGATTCTCCATCAGCGCGATCTGCCTCGCGCGGCTGTGGATGTCGGAGATGACGGCCTCACGGAAATTCTTGATGCCAAAGGCCTGATTATACTTGTAGGCGGAATCAGCATCCTTGAAGTGGAGGACCCGCTCCTTGGAGATCTTGTCTCCGAGGTTGCTGAACTTGCCAGTCGCATATCCGGCATCCGTCTCCTCGTGAGATGGGTCATGCTTACCAGTATACAGGTTCTCGTGGATCAGTCGACTGACCTTATCTGGATCCGAGCCCTTGAATGTCTTCTCATGGTCAAGCAAGGGCTTCGTGAAGTCCCACCAGTTCTTGTAGGATTCTGCCTTCGACTCAGCATTGTTGCCGAGACGACCGACAGATCGTATGGCAGACATGTCGTGAGTCTGGCGGATGATGTATCCTGGAAGCTTGATGATTCCGCCACCAGCCCGATTCTGGCGTGCCACCATCTCGGCATAGACCCCGTCCAATATCTGGGCAGTCATGAAGGCAGACTTGTTCTTCGTGACCTGCTTGGCAGGCTGTCCTGGCTGCATGCCTCCCATCTCGCGATATACGTCCTGGACCCACTCTGGATCCGCCTTCTTGAAGTCCCGCAGGACCCCAGCATTCTCGAGGCCGGAAACAAACTTGTTGAAATACTTGCCATTGGTGAATTTCGCCTGGTAGTCCACTGACAGGCGCCCACCCTGACGAAGCTTGTTGCTACCAACGAGTAGTGCCCGCAGGCCCTCACCATAGGTGGGGAATCTCTTCGCGAGGTTCTTCATGCTCATCTTCGCCTGGACATTGAGCAGGTGATCTCGCTGGGCCTTCTTCTTGTCATAATCCACGTCAGCCTTGATCTCGCCAGCGATGTCCCGCATGGCATCCTTGATCGACTGCCCGGTATCGGCCGCGCGGATCTTGGCACGGTTAGAGATCTGCTGTAGCAGGGCCTCGGAATCCTCCGGGGCGAGGTTGCCAGCCTTCGAAACATTTGGTGTGCAGGGTGAGCTCATGCTAATTTCTCCAATATGCAGTTGACTGCCGCGTCGATGGATTCAGGGATCTTGACCTGGGCCTGCTTCGGAGTGAAGACCTCGAAGGGCTTGTCGGGGTCGAGGTGCTTGGTGAGGGCGGAGAAGACTCGCTGTTGTAATTCGTCATTTATTAACCACTTATGTAATCTTGGATCGTTTGGCTCAATTAAAGTGTTATGAATATACCAACCCTTTTGAATTTCCTCTCCTTCCATTGTCTTACCAGCTTCATGAAACTCTCTATGAGTCCATCCCCAATGATGAGACCCATTTGGCCACCTAATCACATCAAGTTTTTCCTGAAAACCGGATTCATCCTTACCTAAATTCTTTTCAGCTTGCCCGTATTGTGAAGTATCAGGAAACGTCACGGTTGTTCCACCCGAATTGGTCAGAGTTCTTTCTTCTGCAGTTTTTGCATCTTCTATTTTTCTTTTAGGGAATAATCCAAATTTCTCAGCTATTTCATGAAATGATTTCATACTAGCAGATGCCTTAATAAACTCCTCCGCCTCAGGATTCTCAATCTTGTGCTCAGCGAAGGCTTGCCGAATTGCCTGCATCAGATCCTTCGACTCGCTGTAGGCCTCCCTGATAGCCATAAGAACTGTCCTCAGGACTGGGGCTCCCAGGGTCTTGATGAGCAGGGGGTCGATGTGGAGCTTGGTCGGGTCAGACTGCAGCTTCTCGATGGCAGAATCCAGGAAATGCTCGAATGCATCGCGCTCGCGGTCCGCATGCTCCTCCTCAGGAAGCTTGCCACCAAGGCCATGGATGTCGTCCTCCAATGACTTGATCATGTGACCCTGATCCCCGTTGTATTTCTGGACGTGCTCATCCGAGACGGTCTTCTCTGCAGCGGCCTCACGAACCTCCTTGGGAACTGGATTGGCGTCCTCACGCTTCTTGTTCTCGATCCACTGGTCGATGGCAGCCTGACGCCTATTCTCGATCTCCTTCTGCACTTCTGGATTTGCAAGAATCCTCCTCTGACGGCGTTCCTCACGCATCTCACGGATCTTATTCAGGGCCTCATTATCCGTCATCCCCATTTCCTTGAGATCATCAAAGTGAGTTCTTTCCACATGACTGAGCCAGNCTGGATCAGATGTATCGGCATGCAGGGCTTCCGCAGTAAGAAAATCTCCTCCTGACNCAGTCATCTCGTCTGCTTCCTTACGGCTAACAAATCTGCCCTTGTCAGTCACGAATCCCTGTTCCCACGGCTTCTCTGAAGTATGGGTCTCCCCCCGATCTGGATCAAACGAGTGCTCATACCCCTCAATCGAGGCGTGGTAGGCTCCAGTTCTCTTCTCACCAGTGTCCTTATTATACAGGGTGGGATCAATCGGCCATTCGCCAAATTCCTTAACAACATCTCGCTTGATTGCCTCAATAGTAACACTATTAGCAGCCTCCTGCCTCAGCAGTCTCTGGTGCTCAATTGACTGGAACTGGATGATGTGCTCATCCATCGGGAGATACTGATGGGCGCTGATGGTCTTATCCTCCATGAAGTCATTCATGGCTTGGCGGGACATCATCTCATGGGTCTTACCGGAGATGAACTTGAGCCCCTCACCAATGCCGTGGAGGGCTCCAGCAAATGCGGCCTGACCAACCATGTCGGCGCCAATTGCAGGCATTGGCTGATCCTCGACATGGGACTGGAGGATCTTTGGCATGTCAGCCATCGCAGCCCAGGCAGATCCCTGGACCATCCCAGATACCAGCTTTGGAACTGGCACTTCGTCAAATGCCTTCATTGGGATCAGTCCCCGCTGCAGGACCCGTCCAATCCTCGTGGCAGCCGGAACCTTGCCAGCCTCACCAACGAATGGGACGAACATGGATCCAAAGTCCAGCGGATTAGCCATGGATCCCAGGATGCTTGCCGCCACACCCGGGAGCCACCTGCCATGACCAGCTCCAGAATACAGATACATGTCGCGATCCATCTTCTGGCGCTCACGCTCATTCATCGTGCGGGCCACCTCTGAGTTCACGGGCTCAGTGAACTTCAGATTGCCAATGGCATACTTCTGATTCGCCTCATCAGGCTGAAGCATCTTGGACCCCGTGAAAGACTTATTGATCTGGTCCTCTGTGGTATTGGCGATGGCATGATACATTGACTCATCCTGTCCAGCATGGAAGGACTCAGACAGAAACCGAGACAGGGGCACATCGAGTTTGGTTACTCGCCCACTTGTCTCTGGCTCAATCTGTGGTAAGATGTCACTCACTGTGGCCCTCCATCATCTTGGGTGATGCTGGGTTCTCCAATATGCTTAGCATGCTCGGTCTTATACCAATCAAGTTGTTTTGGTTCTCCAGTATCGGGGGCAGACTTCGTGGGCCAGTGGGTAACTTGATTGCCCTCCCATCCCTGATATCCGGAGTAGTATGAGTATGTGGGAAGGTCCGAATACTGCATCACGAAAGGCTTATTATCCCGATCACGTAGTTGGAACAAGTTTCCATCACCCTGGTAGTAGAGTGAGAAGCTGTTATCGTCATTGTTGTGGGGGACCACGTGATTACGAATCTGATCGCGAAGAGCATCATTCGCTGCTCCAGCATGGCCGGCCAGGTCTAAAACGGGGAAAATTGGTCTATGTCTATCATCAGTCAATTTAATCCTGTTTACATCTAGATTGCCTAGGGCATCAAAGATTGCACGGGAAAATTCAGCCTCTGTGCCCTTATAGGTCCCCCTCGGCACTTGTATCTTGTGCCCATTGACCTGGGCAGTATCATGACCCCACTGTGTGAGATCCTCAACTGCGCCATTGATGGCCTCTTTCGGGGTCTTGCCCTCCTGGATCATGCCAAGTGCATATGAGTAGATGGTGCTCCGGAACCCAGCCACAACATCCTGGCGCTGAAAGTTATCTGCCGCAGTAGTCTTGCTCCAGTCAAGCCACATGTTATTAGTGTCGAGAAGCTTATCGAGGTCCTCTGCGGTAGAACCCTTCTGTCTGCCCACAGTCTCCCTGAGCTCCTTAGCCTGCATGATGGCTCCCATGACCTTGGGAGCGAACTGGGCCCCATAGATCCGCTCAGCAGCACAGGCCTCAATGGGCAACTTGCCCTTGTTCATGAGGTCGCGCATGACGAGTCCCTGCTCCTCAGGACGATATGACTGGAGCAGTTGATGTAGCTTGTCCCCAGCATTCTTGGGTCCCCCTCCCATGATGTCCTTGACATGATCCAGGGACTGTTGCTCATCCAGCAGGTGCTGCTCATGGAGTGGCAGATTCAGATACTTGGAGGCATCCTCACCGGTGGGAGCAGCCCCCTGATACTTCATGAGCAATGAGTTCATTGCCTGAAATTTCTGGGGAGTGGGATTCTCACGATATGACTGGACTGTGGACGAGAGCTCCTTATTGAAGTTTGCCAGATACTTGACTGGATCCTCATGCATCGTGGTCACAGATTCCTGGATGAACTTCTTTACCCGGTCAAGAACCTCGTAGTCCTTTGCGGGATTCTCAGAAGTATCCAGCTTCCTGGTAAGTTCCGCATCTTTCGCAAACAGCGCATCCTCATTCATCCCAGAGATGTTCTGCTTAATGGTGGATGCCTGAGAGATGATGTCGAATTGATCCTGCATTCTCAATGATCGATTCTGGGCTTCCTTGGCAGTGAACCCATGAGCCTCATAGAACGAGGGTGGGAATGCATGACCAGCAATCTCCGGGTGGAGTTCTGCCTTGATGAGCAAATTCTTCTCGGCATCAACCGCGGACTGGCGAAACTCATCTGACTGGGCAGAGCGGGCACGATCAATCGCATCCTCAAGGAAGTGGCGAGTGCGTCCCTCGAGGTAGCCACGGTTCAGTATCTTCTCAGCGAGATCGGGGTTGGTGTTGACTGCCCCATAGGCGAGCTGGCTCGTGACCTGGTCCTTCAACTCCCTCGCCATGGTTGGCGCGATCTTACCAAATGATGCATCGATCTTCTTGAAGATGTCATCCGTCTGCTTGAAGAGTTCTGCCCCAGCGTCAATGTTCGGAGACTTGAGATTGGTCCGATAGCTATTGAGCAGCTGATTCGACATCAGGGCATAGTCATTGAACCCCTTCTGGAGAGTCATCTCGGTAGTAGTCTTCAGCGCGGATTCAAGTCGCTCAGCGTGCAGGTCGCGATACTCGACACTGAGCTGGTTCCTGGCAATCAGTGATGGGGCCTGCTTCTGGAGCTCAGGCAGGGTCTTCTCAAACATGCTCCCGACATTCTCAGCGAATTTCGGATCCGAATAATTCTTCGGATCAGCCATATACTTGTCCACCATATTGCGATGGTCAGTCATGGTCTTGGAAACCCACTGCTGAGCCTCCATGTGTTTCCGCATCTCGCCGATCTCAGCTACAGTCGCTCCACCCTCAGAGATCTTTCCACCAAGCTGCTCCATGCGCTGTCCGATCTGGGCGCCAAAATCCTCTGGATTTGCGTGAGCCCCAGTCTCGGCAGTAACTCCAAGTTCTGCGGTCGAGAAGAATGGTTCGATGGCTGCTGGTCCTCGTGGCATATTATCCTACTGCTCCTGTTGTTGAAGTAGCACTCCTAAATGCTGGGTTAGATGCTATTGATGTGGCCTGGCTGATACCACCAAGGATGCTTGAGCCAGCTCCAAACAGTCCCGCCGTCTCATCGGCAGAGGCCTGCATCGTCGAGAGTTGTGCCTGGCTAATGCTCTGGTTCACACCCAGTCGACCCTGGTAGATTCTCGCAAGGCGGTTCATCTCACCCTGGCGCTTGGTATCCGCAGTCACATCAGCGAATGTTCCAGTATTGGGATCAAACCCAGATGATGCCATGGCAGCACGCTGCTGGGCAGTAGCTCTCCTGGTCTGGTCAGCAATCTGGGTGGCGTCGAATTTCGCCTGCTGAGCAGCAGCCCCAGCATTGTTTGAAGCAACAGCCGCATTGAAGTCAGCCGCCTTCGACTGAGCTTGTGCAGATGATATTGCCCCAATGGCAGATACTCCAGATCCAATGGCAGTAGCTCCCAGGGCAATGGATCCAAGAATGCCGAGTCCAAAGAATCCCCCCTGGGCAAGGTCTCGACGATATGTTATTCGTATTCTCATTCGTTAACAACAGATATAGGCATTAGTGAATCGATACTCAATGCAACAGGCTGATCCTGAACAATGAAATACTGGCCCTGGGTATCCCAAGTCATATCAGGACTGAAGCGAATATCGCCAGTCTTCAGTGTGCCCTGACTCCCATCAGCATTCAGGTCAGTCCCAAAATTCGCAGCATCAATCTGAATGAGCTGGCTCAGATTGGCCCCATGCTTAAATGGGAGTGAGTCCTTCACACGGGCAATGATCTCACTGATCCGCTTGCGCTTGCCCTGTGATGTCCCAATCTGGGAACCACCCTCAGGTGACAGGCTCCCAAACACGGACTGATAGTTCACTCCAACAATGACATTGGTTCCAGGGGATGATAGGGTGATACTGCCCCCCGATACTGTGAATGGTCCCTGGATAGTGCCATTCACATTCGCATAGACCGTCTGCCCATCCAAGTAGTCTAGCCCCGTGATCGTGGATGTCGATGTCCCCGAATATGTGGCATTTGCATCCAGGAATGCCATCGTGGTGAGAGTGTCACCAGACTGGGTATCAAAGATCGGCGAAAACACCTCAATGTAACGAACCACGTTCCCATTGATGAATCGTGCGACAGAGACATACACATCATCGCGATTACCATTGGGTAAGACTGCTACTGATTCTACCACAGCCTTAGCAGATACCTGATTCACTGTCCACAGGAATGATGCGGTGGGACCATTGATAAGGCTATGGAATACTAGTTGAGATGTCTGTGCAGTGATTGTGACTGGAACAGATGTTATCATAGTTTGTGTTCCATTAGTGATCGAATCTGACCACCCCATTCCAGTAGCCGATAGTGTATACTGAGTCCCAGGAATCACAGTTAAAGTAACTGTTGCAGCAGTATAATTCGATGGTGTGGCAAGATTCCCACTACTGCCTCCACCCACAGTGTGACTGGCAAATGCGACAATGTCCTGGTCCCGATCATAGGTGCAGCTCACCAAATCACCATTATTGCACACGATCCAGAACACAGAGATGGGATCCACCTGATATGCCATGGTCTTCGCGCCATTGCGAATACGCATGATGTGCTCGCTGATCACTGAGATGTCCTTCGAGTTGAAGGCGTTGAATTGGAACTGGTAGAGCATCTCACGAAGCTTATTGCCTCCACGCTGCAGAAATAAGGTGGCAACTCCAAACTTGAATGCAACAGTCGGGGACAAGGATCCATAGGCACTCTGCCTGGTGATGGAGATGTTGTTCGGAGCAATGGCCCCGCTGCCTGGGGCAGTCACCTCATACTCACCAGCGAAGGTCCCAATGAGCAGAACCTGGCCAGAGCGAATCCACGTAATCTGGTCAAGATCCCCAGATGCAATGGTGCTATTGATGGCATCGGTGGCAATCACTGTCCCGTCCTCCTCTGTGGGAGCCATGTTCAAATAGTCAGCAGGCTGGCTTCCCCACAGGGTGCAGGGCTGCTTCACAGTATTGGCCCAATATAATCGCTGCTCATCAAATCCCACAACTGACGGATACCCATTGGTGGGGGACCACGCCCCCATCCAGAAATTATCTGCAAATCCACCAGAGTATGGATTGGTTGCATTGATGAGATCAGGAGGCATGTAGTCATTCATCGTCCCAGTAGCCAGGGTTGTTGACTCGACTGAGGAGATGGTGAATGAGCGATACTGACTCGCAAATTGTAGTCGCACCTGAGTTCCCACATCTGAATTATTCAGGATCGCATCATTGAACTGGATCGTTCCAGTAATTACGCGGTCAGCCTGAAGCACCATCACGATGTCTGGATATAGATATGAGAAGACATCAAGGTATGTTCCCCGCACAGAAGTGCTGTTTGTCCATGATGTTATCTGGATCCACTGCTGCTGGGATGTGTCACGAACATACATGCCCACATTGTTCTGTCCGAACACCCCAGCATAACTTGAACTCACAGCCACGGTGTTCCCTGGAGTCCCAGTGGGAATGCTCACATTGAACGTTCCATCATTCACCATCACATTGGGTAACACCCGCACCTTGACGGTGGTGGGATCAACATAGGTGAGGATCTGCGCAAGCAGGTATTCTCCATTCTGCAAATACTCTACATACTGTCCCACTGATCCAGCGGAGAACAGCGATGGACCAGTGATTGTCACTGTCCCCGCAAGTGTGAGATTCACCATCGTGATGGCAGCAGCGGTCGCATGATACGCATCAACAAATGCAGAAATGAGATACCACGTAGATCCCACCTGCACATAGCTTCCAACTGATGCAGCACTGAACTGACCAAACAGCTGACTGCTGACAAGCTGACCAAGTCCCCCACTATAGGTGATAGTTCCACCAGAATTATTGATGATCAGGTTACTAGCAATCAGCGTTCCAGTCAAGGTGCTCGTGCTGACATAGGTAGTTACCAAGATCAGTGGATTCACGGTGGATCCAGTATTTGGAATATACTCACCAACATTCCCAGATGAGAACATATTATTGGTGCACGTCACCTGAACTGTAGTAAGATTCGAGATGTTGGCAACCAGGGTGGTGATGTCTGAACTCACAACGACCTGGGCCTTGTTGCCTGAAGTGTCCTTCTCCAGATAGGGTCCATCCTCCGGGACATACTGTGCCAGGGTCCATGAAGTATTGCTCAGGCGAGTAAGTATCTGTGGTGGATGATTCGGATGGGCAATATACATCACGTCCACTGATTCGGCAACATAGAGCTGATCCAACTCACTAGAGAGATAGGGTGTCGTAACAACAACTGGATTTCCACTGCCATCCCGCACCAGGGCTCCACCAGTCATGAACCTGATATACTGATTCCCAAACTCAAGAACGTAGGCAAGGGTATTCGACACCTTGAAGTCAATCAGGCGAATATATGTGGATATTTTCGCAGTGGTAAGATACTGAGTTCCAGACCTACGAGTAATTCCTCCCTGTGGCCTGACCAGAAAGTTCTTCAGTGTTCCACACCCATTCGCATACTTGTTGACGTCCACACGACCATACATCTGGGGAGATACCTCACCAGCAGTAAAGTTGGTCTGTATGAGATTCGCACGCATTATGGGAAGTCAGGCGTAGATTCCTGAACAAATGGTGGATCACGGAACAGGCTTGGACCACCAAACCTGGACTGCAGCCAGATGTCTGCATCGAGCGGAACACTGGGATCCTCAGTAGATCCAGCAAATCTTGCCTTCTGCAAGGCGACCTTATATGCCTGCTCGAGGGCGGCCGCACTATTCGGCGAACCAGTCAGAGTGTTGCACAGCTTCGCAGCAATATATGCGGCAAATGCCTCACAGAACAGTGGGTCATACTGCGTGACATCCGTCACATCACAGATGTATACCAGATTCGCATAACTCATGTTAGCGTAGATGAATCCAGTCATCACTCGCCAGGGAGCTTCGGGCGAATCAATGTTCGCTGACTGCCCATTGAACTCAACTAGTCGAATAAAATCTGTGGGAAGAGGATACCGCTGCTGGTATCCAAAGACTCTCTGATAGTTCTGGTCAGGCTGCAGAACCACGATCTGCTTGGCAAACTTCCACAGGCCATCCCTCAGGATGGCCCGGCGATATGTGTCCCAGTTAGTCTTGATGAGGGTGCACTCCTTAGATGCATCAGCGATACTGGAAATGAGTCGAGTGCCCACAAGGGTGAGGGCACTATTCGCAATCGGAATTGCAGCAGCAGTAAAACTCATAAAATGAATCGCCGGAAGGCGGAGAGTCGCTCACACCCTCCGGCGATGATGAACCACCAACCAACTTAATCCACGACGTAGGTCGCGTAGCCCTGGATGACCTGCGTGCCGAGGGATGCCGTGCCGACCGTCATGGTCAGGTAGCAGTCCTTGGCCAGCATGTAGAGCCACGCCCCACCAGCAATGCTCAGGACGCCCTCAGCCGCCGGAGCGGCCTGGTAGTTCTGCGCATTCGCGCCCAACAGCTTCACCAGCGTGTTCGCCGAGGTGTAGGTCGTGGCAGTCGCAATACAGTTCACACTGTCAGCGACAACCGCGCCAATACTCTCAGACGTATTCGTCGGAGTAGAGGTGTTGGGACCATCATCGATGTTGCCATTACCATTGGCACCAGCCAGGCCGAAGGTCAACGTGGCAGAGCTCAGCGAGGCTGAGACTGACACGGCGACATCCAGTAGGCGAGCACCCTTGGGCAATTTCAACAGGGCGATGTTCTGGCCGGAAGCGTCAGATGCCGCCTTATAGGTGAACATCTGGAACCGGAGACGACCACCCAGCTGATTAGGCCGGAGTGGAGCATACGTCTGAGGAGCACCAGGAGGACCCTGATTCAACTCGACGCCATAACTGTTAATCGTTGTTGCACTCATTGTGTTTTCCTTTCAGGTTAGCTAGCTGCGACCAGTGTCGCAATAGCGGTTTCGACCGCAGAGGTGTCAATGTTCGCGTTGAGCAACCCGATGTAGCCCAACAGACCAGTGACCTGCGCATCATTGATTTCCACATTCGCCTGGGAGGGAGAGTCCAGATTCAAGGCGCCCGAAGACGTCATGATCGTAACCCCATTCCCAACGGATTGCAGCGGGGCATTTAGGTTCTCCAGATTGCCACGACTGATCTTCTCCAGCGTGATGCGGACCGAGTATTGTGCAGCGGCTTCAGCCATACGTCACCTTATTTGGTTTCATCACACTTGATCTCGTAGACCTTCGCTTCCCACATGCGGGTAGCGTTGAACATACCAGAGCAATAGACTTGCACACTGTTCCGTTTGTCGCGCCGAGGACCAACATCGACCTTGATCTCCTCACCAATGGCGAGCAACAAACCCTGACGTTCGAAGGCAATAACGCGCCGGTAGCCATTGGAATCGGTGAGCAGGCGGTTACTGATGACGAACTTGAATCCCATGAACTCGTCAACATCACCCTGGACCAACGCCTTGACGGTGTTGTAGTCAGAGTTCGTGACTTCAGTCTGGCGCAACAGTGCCTGGATCTGGGATGGATCGACGACAATCGTCAGGTCCGCTTCCATGTCCGTGGTTGCTTCAGCCTTGTTCAACAGGTAGCGCACTTGGCGCAACTTGCCAATCGTAAGATTGGAGTTGGCTGCCGTGCCAGATTCCACATAGTTGACGGCGATCACGCTCGAGGACGGGAACGACACCGAGGTGGCACCGCTGACACCAGCATACGCCGTGCCAAACGCAGCCTGAATCACAGTGTCGTCCATTGAACGACCGAGTGAGTAGACCGCGTTAGTGACATACGGGGAGGTGGGGTCAGCCAACATGCGAATGCGGTCCCAATTGTCGATGAGATCCGCCCAATCAAAGGCCCGCAAGCCGACACGCCGACGATCATGTGGCGTGGAAACGAGGGGTGTGTCCGAGTGCCGGTTAATCACTTCAACCGCATCGACCGGGCCGATACGATCATAGAATTCATATTCCGCATGTTGACTCTCGACCCGAACGTGAGGACGGAAACGAGAACCCATTTGCTGGAACTGAACTTCAATGTTTGCACGGTAGGCGTTAACCAGGGCCGTGTCAATTGCAAAACTCATAACGTATTAAAGTTACTAATTCCTACACGCGGCTGGATTGCCTCTTGCGAGATCTGCCTACCAAATGCAGCTGGTGGCTGGGCGAGTTATCGCCATCAGAACTGGGCTGGGACGTATCCCAGTTGTCCGTCGTGATACCACTATACTATAGAGGGGCTTGGATGTAAACACCCAAGCCCCAGGATAATTTGTTCCTGCTTAGCTTGGCTCCACTTGCTTTCCGGGAGCCGCGATCCGATGAAGGTTAGTCCACTGGGTTACTGCCGCACGGTGTCCGGGATGGTCCTTCTTGGTGAGTGCCGTGAGGAAGTCCTTGTCCATCTTCAGGCGATCAATCTCCTGGGTGGCCTTGGTAACATCAGTCACCTGCAATCCATTCGCAGCACTGCCGCCACGAGAATTGTCATCGAGCATGGCAGCACCAATGCGGGCCAATGTCTTGATGAGCCGGGGATCATTGCCCCCGCCCTCGGCGATATATGACATGAGTTCCGGGTCAGCAAACTTCGTGACCACCGACTTGGCAAGATCCACATTGGAATCATACTTATCCTTCCACTCATCCTTGAGCGCCTGCTCAGCAACTGCGCGAGTATTCCGAGTCGCCTCAGCAGCACCCTTGAGATCCTGGTCCACCTGGCGAAAATACGTGGTGAGGACCTTGTCAGCCTGGCGCTGTGTGAGTCCAGCCTCGTGGAGGGCTGACTTTACATCAGTCATGCGACCATCATCAAGCTTGAGATCGGGCTTCGACTCAAACTTGAATTCCGGAACCTTGTAATCCGCCGCAGTCTTTGGACGACCAATCTGATCGGCAAATTCGCTCCAAGCCTTGTCATCCCATGTAGCTTCCGGGACGGGGAGACGCTTGGTGCCAATCAACTTCTGGGCGTGCACATAGCTCTTGGCCAGGGTCACAGCATCAGGAATTGAGTGAAGTGACTTCTCGGCCTGCAAGTCAGCGGGCAGGCTCTTCACGAAGTCATTCAGTGGAGGAGTCCCCCCAGCAGGACCGTCGCCAGCCTTCATGCCTGGAGTTCCGGACGTTCCGCCATCACCATCAGGCATCCGCAGTATTCTTCGGTATGTATTCATATTTCTAGTTCTTTCTCGATCAGTCGGATTTGTTCATCGTGGTTCATTGTCGCCATCCTCAATATGGATAGCGCCAACCGGCGACTACCCTCATTGAGGACAGTTTGTTCTGGATCTCCAGCAACAAATGTCGTGGTATTGACGTATCCCGCCTTCATGATATCCCTCAGGACTTCACGCCCCTCATCAGTTCCAAACACGGCCTTGTATGATCGATGCCGATACAACTTACGCATCATCATCTCACGGACCGTGTCAAATTTTTCAACGATGTCACTCATTGTTGTCCCTGGGGCATGAGGTTCTGGATGTCACCACCTGGAGACTTCGCACTCGCATCAGCGAGGTTCTTAATACTCTTACTCACAGGCTCAGCGGTCTGTGCGGCCTGCTGCATCATCTGAGCCTGCTGCTTCTGCTGGCGCATCTGAGCCATGTCATCAGCACTACGCAACACAATGCGTGGAACTCCACGTGCCACTGCGAGGACCTGCGCCATCTTGTCCATGTCAATAGCATCCATGATGCTCGGATCAATCTGAGCAAGTGGGGTCAGGTCATTCAGATACCTGCTGATCAGTGTCGCCTTAGAACTGCTCTGGGCCATGGCAGCAGGACTCAAATAGCCAACCTTCAACTTGGCCTTGGCAATCATACCAGGCGCGGGAGGAATGAGTCCGTGCTGATTCAGCAATGTGTATGATCTCGCAATCATGGGTCCCAGGAGCTCTGAGGCTATGCGGCCAAAGATTGGGGCAAGTAGGCGAAGTTTCTCATCCCGGCGATCCTGCACCTCGTATGCCGTCATTTCGACATTCTCCTTCTCCATACGAATCCAGTCAGAGTAGAAGCACTGCTGGATGAATTTACGCTTCTGTTCGGCCTTCTCCTCACCCCATGGAAGATTTCCCTTCGTCTCAAGCGGAGTGATCTGGGCTTCCTCATCCTCCTTGAAGATGAGAGATCCAGGCGCCGTCTTGATGGGAAGCATGAACGCATCATTGCGCAAAATCAGCGGCGGGTCAACTTGCTTCTGGCCAGCCTTCAGGATGGTCTTCTCCATCTGATTCAGCATCTTGATGTCAGGCAAACACTTCTTCGCGGGAGAACGACCATAGACTTCTCCTGCGAGCTTTGTCCATCTCGCGACATGATATGGGAAACTGTCGTACCCACTCTCCAGCAAAGTCTCGTGTGTGGTCAGGCTAATCCAGATAGAAGCAATGGGCTTGTTCTTCGCATTCATCTTCTTGGGATCACGGTCCTTACGAGGACCACACCAGTGAACCACGTCAATCAGCTTGTCGGGATCAGTCGAATACTTCTGGATTCCCTCAGGCAAGAATCCAAATTCCTGCTCAATCTGTCGAATGGACCAGGAGAAGTAGCGGCACACACAGTCAATGCGTCCTCGTGAGTCCTCAGTGAAGTAACACATCTGCAGGGGACGGGCCGCAAAGATGAGTCCCTTGGAATCACTGTCCCACTCCTGATTCAGGACACAGGTCCCAAATGAGCCAATGTCCAGGAACGTCTCATGCAGGGCAAGGTTGATCATCGAACCCTCGCGCTGATAATGAGTGTAGATCAGGTCACTGACTTCCTGCAACCACGCAGTGACATCGGGGTTCTGGGCCCAGGGATTGTCGCCCTCAAGCTGAACCTCAAACCAGCGCTCAGCAGGATTCGCCAGATAGCTATGCAGTGCACTCGCAAGCTCCTCCAATGCCATGGGAGCCGTGCCATCAAACACAGTCTCAGGCATCACAGTGTAGAACTGCAGCTGAGGAGCGAATGAGGCATACTGTGTGATCGGCCGCACGAAGTATCTGACATCCTGCCAGTCAGTCTCGAATGGGGCGCGAATAGACCGCATCTTGTCAAAGCGGGCTGTTACGAAATCTGCAGTCTTGTCAGTCATATTAGTTCCCTAACAGTGTCTTGTTGCCCGCTTTCGGGGAGGTGTTGTCTCCGAGAATAGTGGAGTCAAAGCCAATCGGGGGCTTCTTCATCCCCTGCTCAAGGAGGTTCTTTGCAGCATCATCTTTCGATGGCGCTTTCGGAAGTGGGGGAGGACTCATTGAGGCTCCACCAAACCCGCCTTGCGCAATCGACTTATTGTATTTCAACTGGATCTTCATAAGTGTCGTAATAGTTGTTCTGTGCGATACCACTGGATTTCTCCCTGTCCGTCTGAGCCCCTAGCCCAGCCCACTTCCGGCAAATAGTAAGGCATGTGAGGCAAGAACTTGCCAAGTTCCCCAACAGCGAGTAGCACCAGCCACCCAGGGCGATCAGTAGGGACAAGCCACAGCATGTGATCAGGAGAACTAGATATAAAACCATGAGTGCAAACATACCCAAGGTCCTCAAACAAATTGCGAGTGGGTGCTTTATCATACAGTCGTAAAACCTGTTCCCAGATAGTTATGCTCGTCCTGGGCACGCTCCTGTGGAGTGTTGCTTCCATATTTTGGTCGTTGCTTGGTCTCCATGACCCCGATGCGAAATGCATCCGCCCCATGCGACGTCCAGTCATGGAGCGGGTGGTTCAGGAATACCTTGTTGTTCTCGTCATACTTCTTGCGATACTGGCGCAAAGCCTCGATGCCCCTCATGCACCGGTCCTTCGAAAAGTAACATGTTGGCAAGAAGCTCCGGACCTGCTCAATGCCATCCATGACCTCGTGGCGCTTCCCAACATTGAACTTCAGCCCCAGATCCTTAGCGACCTGACGCCTACTCTTACCAGTCCCCAGTTCTCGGACCTCAATGTCATGTGGGGCGAGATGACGTGAGTAGAAGTATTGGCTCCTATGTGTCCCATCCTCAGCTTGACCCGCCAGGACTTTGACGTAATGTGCGAGACCCTCACCTGAGTTTTCATAATAATCTATGAACCGATGTTCCATCCCGTATTTCTGCATGAACCAGATCGTCGTGGAATCATCCATGCCAATGTCCCACCAAGTCTCCACCGGGAGTTTCGGATCCCAGGGTATTGTCTCGAGTATGTGCTCGTTCTTCTCGAGGAACAACATCTGCGCGCCATAGTAACTACCAACGAATGGACTGTCGAAACTACAGAAGTATTCCTGCTGCACCATTTCCTCGGGCATCCCCGATTCCCGCTCCCCCTCAATCATCTCATCGCTAAATACTGGGGTCCCATCAGCGCGCTTCGTCCCCTTGTCACCAGCAACCAATACCTGGCAGAACCACCTCTTGTTCTTCTTCGCCATCTCCAATAGCGTCCACCCATGGTTCCGTCCACGTGCCGTATAGATGAATAGCGCCCACCCGCCATTCTCCAGCAAGATCGGCCTGATGTATTCCCAGGCGCCAGGGTCATGGAGGCTATACTCAGAGAAGATGCACCCAATTGGATTCGTTCCGACGAGTGAGTTGATGTCATCCGTCCCCACAACCTGATACTGGCTCCCATTCTTGAAGGTGATCCGCATCTCCGTGCTATTCTTCGCCTCAATGAGATCCGGATGGAAGTGATCCAGGAACGCACGACCATCCCGCGTGAACCCGTTCCACACGATCGCGCGCCCCTGCTTATACGTCGGTAATAGATGCCAATACAGCCCCACCCTCTCCTGGCTCTTGACGCTAACGATATTTATGGCGGTGACATCTTTCCCCGATCGGCGGTGCCAAACACAAACCGCCCGCTTATTCTCCTGAAGTCCCTCCATGTAGTTCCACACATCAAGCTGATAGTCCCGGGGCTCCCAGCTATAGGGCAACACCAATTCCTGGCGGTCTGGCATCATCTCAGTCACCCACCACCTCCTGGTCTATCACGGAAGCTAACGCGTCAGTCGGCTTCGCATCCTGGCTTACCTCCTTGGGAGGCTTCTGGGCGGCTGGGAGTCCCGGAATTCGCTTCATCTGATCCAGGGGCACATCCCGTTCCCCGAATCTCCTGATGACAACCACGTGGGCATGCTGCACAGTTCCGCTGACTTCCACGCTCTTCAGCTTGGGAATCATGAACTCCGTGAGAAACATGCAAATCTTGTCCTTCCGCGCGCCCTCTATATTAGGGTCCATTGCCGCGATCACCAGCTCCTCGACAGGGCTGAAGTCATATTTCTGAAATAGCAAGTCCAGGCCCTGCCGGATTTCCTGTGGCGACAACTTCCGCGACTTCTTCAGGATCTCCAGCTGCCTGATCTTCTGCTCCATCGCCCTATTCACTGCCGAATGTATGTCCCTCCTGGGAACAACTGGTTCCTGCGGCAGCGAGGGCACGACCTCCGGCTCTGGGGGTGGGACGTATGTGCCGCTCAAGCGGGCCCTCATCTCCTCGACGGATGGGACCTGCTGACCATTCTGAGTGTTCCACGCCATATAGTATCAATATAGATCGGATCAATGTCGAAGTAAACTTGGATTTAATTTCCTGTTATTATTTACCGGTGTCGTGACGATCCTGGAAGTGGCCGCCAAGTTGCGTGGGTTGGTGTCTGATCGTTCGTCAGTCAGAAAGGCCCCCTGGCCATGCTCACCGGAATCATTGTCCTCGCCAAAATTGTCGATGGTTCATGGAGCATGAATCAGGTCTTATGGTCCAATTATGACCATTCCCATGGACCAGGGCTCACACTCCCGATCTCACTCAGCGTTAATCCCCGACACCCCGTTCACGATCCCGTCCTCATGCATCAATACAGACCTGATACACTTTTCCAATCATCACAGGATCCAGGGGTCAACGAATCCCACTCCATTGGTAATCACCCGTAAAATCTCTAGCAGTTTTATATGCTAGTTATTGCGCAGGTAATACATCTGATATCCACGCAATATCAAGCCCTTTATAATACTCTGTTCACGATTATTAGAGTTATTAAGGTTATTACCATTTTTTTAATTTTATCACGACTGATCAAAATATGCCCCAATCAATAATATCCTCAATAACCTATACAAAACTATTTTATAAGTTATTACCTATTAACAACTTACAACTTATCAAACACGTAATACCCACGCAACACCAGCTCAAACTCACTGATCGGGGCGATCAATGAATTGAGTCCCGCATAACATGGTTCTCATCATTTGTTTTCATGTTTCGCTGCTCACAAGATCTTGTCTGCTTCGAACATCGTGCGCCAGCCACGGGTGCCCGCGAAAGCGGGCGAATTGTGTCTGTCACACCGATCTTCTAGCAGACATTCCCGAATATAGGATATATTTGACGGGAACCGATCTTGTTCCCACATAAAAAACGAAACATGAAAACAAACTCTTCGAAACCAATAACAATCTGCGGGACTCAATTCATTGATCGCCCCGATCAGTCAATATCTCGCTCCACAGAAGAATCCATCGACTATACTCCGGAAAACCTCATCGCCTTCGGCTTCAAGAACCTCACAATCACACAGAATGGAACTACCAAACCTCTCTCTCGTGACGATGACAAATTCATTGCTTATGGTCCAACTCTCGAAGAAGCCCGCGCCACCTTCTGGGCTCATTGGTCAATCTTCATTAAGAAAGCATTCAAGACTAACTATCTCGTAATTCACCCTAACTAATGCAAATAGCTATCAACTAATACCACAATGAAACATACAAACATGCAACATTTCGAAATCCTGGGCTATCGCAATCATATCACATGTATTCGCATTCCCAGCACCAACAAAGTAGGCTACACAAGAACAGCCCCTGTCTCCACGCCACATAAGCAACTAGAGGCATTTGACAGCCGCTTTACCACTTTCCCGCACAGCTTGGCTACCATGTCTGATAGCTTCGAAACTCTGAAGCGGGAATTCCACGCATAACTAAGACGACAACTATCAAAATAATATGAACAAGGACATCCAATCCAAGATCCGGCCCATCACGCCAGAGGAAATCAAGATCTGGCACAAGACCGGCAACATCCATCGCGAAGACATCGACGAAAACCACGTCGAAGAAACATATTTTGTCGATGACGAAACCACGCTCCATGTCATCCTCAAGACTGACTCCGGCACTCGCGCCGAAGACAGACAACTCACCATCATTGGAGCATTCACAACCAAGAACTAACATGAGCAAACAAAAATCGAAAGAAGTCAAGTCCACTCCCGAAATCTACCAGGGACTGAGTCTCACCATTCAGCGTCCCAACATCTGCATTGTTGAGGACCTCAATGGTAACTACTCGCTCCACAACTCTCGAGCAGACCTCGAAAAACTCCAGTCATTCTCTGCCCTCATCAAGGACACACTATCAAAGGTCTGGAATAACTTCAACAAGTTCCTCGAAGAGAACAAGCAAACCATCCTCGCCTATCACGAACAGTTCTTCAAGGTCGATCCCGAAAAAAATCAGACCATTGAACAGACTGCAGTAATGGTCTGGAACAAAATCATCTCCATCGCAAAGACCGATCTCACCACAGCAGTCCCTATTATTGCAGGTCGCAAATCTACAATCGGACTCTGCGAATACCGCGCCGGCACTGAAAAGGACGATGGCAATCTAAAGACTCCACAAGCCCGCATATGCCTCAAGCTCTTCAAAGAATGCCTCGGGACACAGGAATGCATCACTGAGGCAGTCCTCCGTCAACACATCATCGACCACGCCAGCGAATTACATACCCATCAGGACCCATGGCGTATCTTCCAATACTATCGTCCTGAACTCATCGCACAACACCTCATCATCCGCAAATGAACATCAAGATACACTTCCCAGAACCAAAAATCGCACACTCATTCTATGTGCCCATTAGACCATCGAAAAAGACAGGCCCGACGCGCTCTCGTCCGGCTACTCATGATCTGGGCACTATTATGGATCGCCGTAATCCTCATGTGCCTATTCGGCCATAAATAACTCACCACAGCCTCTCTGCAAGGAGAGGCTTTTTTAGTTCTCACTAATCCTTCCCAGTCTTATTATGTTGTCTCCCGTTCACACACGGGAGACAATAACTACAACAGACCGCCAGGTCACGGGAAACGGCCAAGATGATTGTAATGCCAGGTTATTCAATCGGGGGAAATTCTGACATATATTCTTATGACTATTATTCACCCGCCGCGGGAAGTATGTGGTGACCCACACTCATTTAGCAGTTTACTTATATGCTATCCCGTGATATATTAGATTCATGAATGCTACAATACAAAATATGGAACACACTTCAAAACGAGACTGGGTTGACATGGAAGACTGGTATGATAAGCTAGTAAAGTTACAAGCATCCCAAACACCAGTTGAAGTCCTGTGTGTTGGTTGCGAAGTTGATGGAACTTTCGAAAATGATTATCATGACATCAAAGTTCCTGATTCCCAGCATCCTGAGGGAACTATCTTGGAAGCTGTTTCTGGATTTCATCTCAAGAAAATTGGTTAATCGGAAAATGCATTATCAAGTTTACTTGGCTATCATCCCGTATTATATTAGATCCATGAGAGTGAGTTACTCTCGGTAGTAAATAAACAACATAACAAGAAAACATATATGGCAAAACAAACAAAGAGTGCCGCGGCTCCTGCCCCGGCGAAAATTAAAACTGCGACTCCCACGAATCCCCCGACCACTGGCGGCAAGCCGACTCGCGAGCCCAACAAGGCTGATCGCTTCACACGCGTGCTCGACAAGACCACTGGCAAGGGCGTGGAACCGAAGAATGCGGATGGCACCTCCAAGAAACTGGCTCCGCAATGCAACGTAATCCTGAACCTCCTCGAGACCGCTGGCGAAGCGGGCATGACTCGCGGTGAGCTCTGCGAGAAACTCCCGGCTGCTGGTCTTGTGACTCGCCAGCCCGTTGGCCGCATCGTGTCCTACTACCAGAAGGACCTGGTGAATTACGGCACGGTGATGCTCACCAAGGGCGCTCCGGCCGCGGCGTAAGCTGTTGGCTCTGATCAGGCCACCATCCCTCGTGGGTGGTGGCTTTTCCAGAACCAATAACTTATGACTAGCCCACACTTCAAGCCCCTGTTGGCCGCCAGCCCGTGGCGAGTCAAGGACAACCTGTCAGTCGAGCAGAAGATGCAGATCCTATCGGGACTGCGATATCCCGTTTTCGCATCACCAAAGTTTGATGGCATCAGGGCAACCACGACTGAGGGAGTCCCAGATCCTGGCAAGTCATCCATACCAGTCTGTCGATCGTTATTGCCTATTCCCAATAACTACATCAGGGGATTGCTGGCTGAGCTACCGCCAGGTTATGATGGTGAGATCCTCACCTATGATCCTCCCACGCTCTTTGATGGCAAGATCCCAGAGATAACGATTGCAACGAAACCCAAGGACTTCAACGGAGTGCAGTCAGATGTCATGACTGAGGGTGGACGGCCGAATTTTCGCTTCCTGATCTTCGATGATTTCGACTTTGAGTTGCGGACTAATCCATTTGTCGACAGGCAGGGGTATCTCGCCGTTGCAAATCTTCCATGGTATTGCATCAGGCTCATGTCGGAGGTGTGCTGGAATGCCCAGGAGTTGTGGGACTATTGCGAGAGGTGCCTGGCGACAGGATATGAGGGAGTCTGCTTTCGCACTCCTGAGTCTCCCGCCTGGAAGATCACGAGCAATGATGGCCGCAGCTCCATGCGAGAACAGTGGCTCGTCAAGATGAAGGTTTTCGAGCGTGCTGAGGCGATGATAATTGGGGCATATGAGGAGATGGCTAATAACAATCCGATCACCCTAGGATTGAAGGGGAATGCGGAGAGGTCATCCCATAAGGCCAACATGTCAGGCAAGGGCACTCTCGGTGGATTCAGGGTTCGGGATCTTGAGACTGGTGTCGAATTCAATGTTGGTGGCGGATATGACCGGACTCAGCGTGAGAACTTCTGGAAGGTGTGGAGTATAGCTCCCAATCAGCTGATGGGCAGGATCCTGCAATATGTGCACCAGCCGCATGGCGCGAAGGAGGCACCTCGCATTGCCATATTCACCGGCTTCAGGGACCGTCGGGATATGGTGATATAAATCCCGTTTACAGATACTTCTTCGGGTGATATAATTCTCCCATGATTACTCCAAATCCAGTGAGTCAGCGAATCCTGCTACCAGATGGCCAGCGCATAGACCTGTCTGAGGTCGTCCAGTATGCGGCGAATGGATCGACCATTACGTTCACCTACACTTCTGGGGGCACGACCACTTACTCATCCACGAATACTGCGACAGTGATGGCGCAGATAGATGCCGTCAAGAACGGTCAGGGCGGTCAGGTCGTGAACACAATCAATGATTCCGCCCTGTCATTCACGGGAGTAAGCCCCACTACTGGAACAGTGAATATTGCCCAGGACGCGACACTGACTGGGACTGGATTCGGAACTTCAAGAATAAACTATCTTAAGCTTGATGATGGTGCGGGACATGCCGTGGTCCAGTATCTTGTGACCCCATATTCCGATACTGAGATCCAGTGGCTAATGCTTGTATTAGTCGCAGCCACCTACACCCTGTATTACTCCACGGATAGTGGCGCGACCTGGACGACCACCGGACAGACCGTTACCATAAGTTAATTTGTCGGTTTACAATAAGTCATTCGGGGATTATATTAGTTCAGAATTAAGAATAATGATATGCAAATGATACCAGTAACTTCAAGTAGTATCAAGGCTGTGGGCCATGACCCAGAGACCAGTAAGATGCGAGTCCAATTCCACACGGGGCACACCTATGAGTATGAGGAGGTCAGCGAGGAGCAGCATGCTGACTTCATCTCCGCTGATTCAATTGGCAAGCACTTCAATAATCACATCCAGGGTAAATTCCAGGGGAGGCGCCTATGATTCTGGATCCAGTCTATCGGGAATGGTGGAAGAAGGGTCCGATCGTGAGTGCCTCGGAACAGCACAAGAAGGATGTTGAGCTCGGATTCTACACGGGTGTGTGGGTCGCGCTTGGCTTGCTGAAGCGTGCCAATAAGATGTCTCGTCAACAGGCTGAACAGATGTTCAGGGATATGTGTGAGGAGACGAAGGCAAAGATCATGCCGGGAGTCCAGCCCAAATTCACGGCAAGTATTGATGGGCAACGAATCGATCCAACCAAGAACTGAGAATATGAATGAGCACGGAAAGACCATCGATAAGACGTTCCTTAGCATCGACAATGCGGAGGACCGTGGATTCATCCATCGTGATTACATCGCCCACTGCTTGCGGTGGACCCATGTCATCAAGCGACTATATGAGCGCAAGACGTATCAGACGGCTAGAATACTGGACGTGGGATGTGGCAGAGAATTACCGTTTGCAAAGACGCTGTATTCCAGCAAACTTGCCCCTGCGATATATCTTGGCGTCGACGCTGGCCCGATTCTTGACGAGGAAGTAGCCAAGATCGCGAAGACCCAGAAGTTCCCACACAAGCTGTGGGAGAATACGAACTTCTTGGAATTAGACAAAACAGATGTGGATGCCTACACTGATAAAGATGCAGGTGGTGATGGATTACCTAATCTTGTCACCTGCTTCGAAGTTCTCGAGCACGTTGAGCCGAAGATGATGTTCGACATGCTTGAGCATATGAAGCAGCTCACCTCCGATGATGCTCGATTCTTCATATCGACACCGTGCTGGAACCGGGTGGACTGTGCTGCCAACCACGTGAATGAGATGCTCTATGAGTCCCTGGGTGCCGGATTTGAGCGGCACGGATTCATTGTGGAGAATGTCTATGGGACGTTCGCGTCCATCAGGGACTATGAGCACTTGCTTGACCCTGCTCGTCAAGGCGTAGATGTTGATCACTGTGAAGCAACACACTTGAATGACATCTTTAACCAGCTCCGTGAATACTATGACACGAACTTCCTGTCATGCGTATTCGCCCCACTGTTCCCGGCACAGTCTCGTAACTGCCTGTGGGAATTGCGCAAGGCAAAGCAGATCGAATATGATCGACCCGATCTGAAGAAATTTCGATCAATTGCAGAAATTGAGCAACCCTGGAGCAGCTCCACCAAGTGGGAGGACATGTCGCTATGAGAAACTGGGCTGAGGATGTCGCTGACTTCCATTACAAACATGGGATCGAATATGAGGGTCCAGTGCGTAATCTGCCCCCCGATCTCGCACAGTTCAGGAATCTTCGAAATATGGAGGAGGCTGAGGAATTCGCAGACTGTGCCGCCACGGGCGACAAGGTGGGGTGTCTCGATGCCATCATCGACCAGATCTACATCATCCTGGGCACTGCCCACCTGATGGGATTCTCACCCGAGGTTCTGGCCGAGGCATTTATGCGGGTGCATCGTGCAAACATGATGAAGGAACTCGCACATGATGGGAATCCAAGCAAGTATGCCCACCTGGGCCAGAAGCGAGACATCGTGAAACCAAAGGGCTGGACACCACCAGATCTCACAGATTTATGCCAAAGCTAATCATACTTGAGGGACCGGATTCAACTGGCAAGTCCAGTCTCGCAAAATTCCTGGCCAGGAAACTTGATGCATGCTATCATCATGCATCTGGACATCGATCACTCTATGAGGCGATGTTTGAGCATCACAAGAACATTGTGCAAGCTACCAAGGTCAACTTGGAGAATGGCCACAATGTGGTGCTTGACCGTCACTGGCCATCTGAGCTCGTCTATGGCGGACTGTTTCGTGTGCGATACCAGGCATACTATGACTTCAACAAGATGCTTGAACTCCTCGAGCCCCTGGATCCCCAGTATGCCTTCTGCACTTCTGAGAATGGTTGGGATCGATACCAGGAGACTCACAAGGATCATGATCGCACAGTGTTTCGCCACCTCACAAAGGAGGAATACTATGCTGTGCAGTGCGAGTATCGCCTATGCTTTGACAATTGCCCCCACGTGGAATACTCGATTGAGAAGTATGGGCACGACTTGAACACCTTCACTGAGAGGTTCGCATGAGCGCCAATGACGCATACCTAGACCTGATCAGGAAGATCCTGAGCAATGAGTCCAGGAGAGTGTCTCCCCGAGGACTTGGAACTCTGGAGCTCTGTCCCCACACTACCAGGGTCAACATGAACTTGCCCCTTGTCACGATCAAGGAGCGGGAACTTGACTATGAATTCATGGCAGCTGAGGCATACTGGATCCTGAGTGGTGATCGTCACCTGAATCATCCCGCCCTTGTGAGGAACTTGAAGAAGTATTCAGATGATCTGGTATCGATGCGTGGTGCCTATGGTCCCCACTTCCAGTCACAGATCGAATATTGCGTGAACACCCTAGCACTTGACCCAGACTCACGCCAGGCAGTCATGACAATCTGGGAGCGGAATCCACGTCCAAGTAAGGATGTTCCATGCACCATCGCAGTCCAATTCCTCATCAGGAGGAGCCTGATCTGTGTCAATGTCTTCATGCGAAGCTCCGATGTGTGGCTCGGGTGGCCCTACGATGTCTTCACATTCTCGATGATGGGCCTGTATCTACGCACCAGGATGCACCAGAAATACATGGTTGGTGATCTCACGATTATTGCGGGTAGCCAGCATCTATATGATGAGCGGGCCAGATCTGCACAAGATCTCCTGGATCTTCCTAGTCACGGGGATATTTTGACCATAGATACACAAAGGTTTAATAACCCCGATGACCTAATGATTGCGCTAGATGAGGTGCGGTATGCCCATAAACCAATTGAAATGATGAAAATCAAGCTATGCCAATAACCAATCCAGCCTATTTCTGCCGGGTGTGCGAGAAGCCCCACCTCTATGAGGAGCTCGTGGATAACGATCCACAGGGTGATGAGCGGGGAATATGTGCTAATTGCCTACTGAAGCAGTGGCGCATTCTCAAGAAGCTCGCGCTGGGATGGAAGACTCGATACTATAACCTGAAGGCCAAGAATCAAGAATATGGCAAGAAGAAGAATCAATCACGACGCCGGTGATGGAATTTGTGGAGCATTGTTTGCCCCAGCATCTGGCTGGAAGCCACCCACGGTCTTTCCTGACCTTAGTGGTGAGAAGATCATTGGACTCGACATTGAATCGAGGGATCCTAATCTCAAGACTCGAGGTCCAGGGTTTATACGTGGAGATGCTACAGTTGTTGGAATTTCAGCTTCTACGCTTGACCGCTCTTGGTATTTTCCCATTGGCCACCTCGGAGGGGGTAACATTGATAGAGACGCGACATGCCAGTGGCTGCGAGATACTATTAAGGTGGAAGATCGATTTGTTTGCGGAGCCAATCTCCAATACGAATTGGAGGGACTCGATATTGGCCTTGGGATCCCAATTAAGTCAAAGCTTATCGATGTTCAGATTGCTGAAGCCCTGATTGACGAGGAGTCCGAGACTACCGCGCTAGAAGCATTGTGCAAGAAATACCTGGGCGGATCCAAGGATGAGACCCTGTTGAGGCAGGCTGCCAGGGAGCATGGGCTGGCTGATGTGAAGGGATCCCTGTGGAAGCTTCACTCAAAATATGTGGGTCCGTATGCAGAATACGACGCCCTGTCACCACTGCTGATCTTTAGGGAGCAACAGAAGATTCTTGCCAATGAGGAGCTAGAGAGCATCTTTACACTGGAGAGCAAGTTATTGCCACTGCTATGGGCAATGAGGAAGCGGGGCATCAGGATGGATGTCGAGAAGGCGACCAACCTGTCCAAGGAATTGGGGCGTAAGGAATCCCAGATGCGGGGTGAGATGAAGCAGAAGTATGGCGTGGACATCGATGAGTGGAGTGGTCCACAGCTCGCCATGACCTGTGATAGACTCGGCATCAAGTATCCCAGGACTGAGATTGGGAATCCAAGCTTTACTGCAGACTTCATTGAGGGAACCATACATCCGTTCCTGGATGACGTGAGTGATTTGCGGGAACTGAGCAAGCTCAAGGACACTTTCGTGGATGGCTGGATCCTGAAGAATCTTGTTGGGGAATACATCCACCCGCAATGGAGGCAGATCGCCACTGATGAGGGTGGAACGCGGACAGGTCGCATGGCTGCGGCCAATCCTAATCCCCAGCAGGTGCCGGCAGGCAAGTATCGCAAGACGGGTAAGCCAAATGACATTGGCGCCATGATCCGATCATGCTTCATTCCCCATGAGCGGGGACTCAAGTGGGCGAAGTATGACTATTCGGAGCAGGAGCCTAGGATCCTCACACATTTCGCAGCCCTCTGTGGCTTCAGCCGAGCCGAGGAGATGGCGGCAAGTTATCGCGCGGATCGGGCATTCAAGATCTATCCCAAGATGATGGAGTGGTGTGGTGGAATCGATAAGCGTGTGGCCAAGGATCTGTATCTTGGACGATGCTATGGAATGGGTATCAAGAAACTTGCCATGAAACTTGGAGTCTCCGAGGATAATGCGAGAGCCGTATTGAAGATGTTCGACGAGGGAGTTCCATTCGTCAAGGAGATTGCCGACTCATGCATGAATGCCGCACAGAAGCGCGGTTACGTTAAGACCCTGTTGGGGCGCCGAAGACACTTCAAGTTCTGGGAGCCCCGAGAATCATTCAAGATGCGGCAACAGGGGATGGATGTGATCCCAGTCAGAGAATCTGCTGCCAAGGACAAGTGGCCTGGTCTGACGCTGCAGCGGGCGAATACCCACAAGGCGCTGAATGCCCTGATACAGGGCAGTGGCGCAGACATGACCAAGGCTGCGATGATAAAGAATTGGGAGGAGCTGAAGGTTCTGCCATATATGCAAGTTCACGATGAGCTGAACTATGGAGTTCATGATGATGAAGAACATGGTCAGATTCATCGGCGCATTGAGACCTGCGTTGACATGCGAGTCCCAGTATTAAGTAACCCCACAATAGGAGAACATTGGAAATGAAGATACGAACACTGATGGAAGCCCGTAAATCCCTGGGTGAGGCAGGAGTTGACCTCGCCAGGATCCAGTGGGCTAAGCAACAATTCGACAATCTCAAGGAGATTGACTCGATCCACACGAATAAGCGGCTTGCCACATTCTGCATGCTGGTATGGCCCCAGCACACCAATGATCCCAGGCACAAGAAGTTATGGCGGGATGAGGTGGAGCTGAAGCTTGAATATATCGAGAAGTATATGGAATCGGTGTATGCCTATGCCAGACACAAGTGGCATATCGACTTGAAGCCAAAGCTGACGGCAAACACAAAATACCGAATGGGCTCCTTGCCAGTGATTGTGAAGAGGCCATTCAAACCGGAGAGATCTATATGAGCGACACTCCTAAACTCTCCTCCCTAACCCCCGAACAGAAAACCCGCTTGCTGGCGGAGTTGGATGGGTGGACTTGGCAACAAGGAAAACCAATGCTTATTGGGGGTGCAAATCCACAATCATCATGGAAAGGTTGGATTGGTAAAGGGCAATTTAGAAAACAATTACCATCCTACCTCACCTCCTACGACGCCATCATTCCGCTGGTGCAGAAGTTGTGGTCAACACAAGGAGAAGATGCAGATTTTGGCATAAAATTTTTACAATCTTTATACAAAATTCGTGGCTGCTCTAGCTTTGGCTACTTTGAGTTATTTATTTCAACGACATCCCAACTCTGCGACGCAGTTCTTGTCGCTACTGGAAAGGCGGAGGTATGAGTGACACACCTCGAAAACAACCATGCAGACTGAAATTGTCTGCCGCGCTCACCCAATTTGAAAGGAAAATAATATTATGCAAATGATAGACAACATGACCCCAACCAAACCAAACAATCCACCGGCGTTTCCTCAATTAACAGATGATTCAACTGGAGTTCATGCTATTGGCGGCATGTCCCTCCGCTACTGGTCAGCAGCAATAATGGGACAGGGTGAAGATTGCTACCTAACTCGGAACCAACAGGTATTACTCGCGGGCAAAGAACCTAATCAAGATACCATTGAACATTTACAGTGGGAGATTTTAGCCGACACTAAATTCCGATTCATGCGTGCCGACGCCATGTTAGCCGAACGTGAAAAGGAGAACGCCGCCAACAACATTAAGGAGGATTTGAAGTGAATAATAGACAAACAGGAGTGGTATTAACAGTCATTGTAACCATATGGGGAGCATTACTGGCAACATTAAGACCAATGGAGGCAATTATATTGGTAATTGGTGCCTGTTTCTTGGCTCAATTTTTGAACCACAAGGATTAACATGGCCACCCCACAATCAACCCCGGAGCAGTCGGCTGCTGAATACCCTTTAATTAAGTTTGAAGGATGCGATGTGTATGTCATTTCTCCAGAAGAACTCGCCAAACTCATCGCCAAAGCCGACGAGTGTGAGGACTTACAAAAGCAACTCGCTATTGCAACTGTTAAAAACAGAACATCTTTGGCTAACAACCTTTGCCCAGACCATCGTGACAAACAGTTTGGAAAGCCGTGTTTAGCTTGCACTATTGAGCAAATCCAATATTCCAACGCCAACCTTGTTTTACAACTTCAAAGCGCAACTGGAATCTTGTTTAAGAATGGTTTCGTCAACGCCGCTGCCGACATCATTGAACACGTTCCGGCTGTTAGTGCAAAGCTGAAAGCCATCGAGGACTCCAACGCCAAGCTGCGGGAGGTGGTGAAGAATCTGATTAAACCTATTCCTCCTGTGAGGGTTGGTTGTGAATGTTTTGAATGTAAAGCAAGAGCCGCCGCCGAAGTGGTGTTGAAGGAGGGGGTATGACTCCTGAACAAAAATTCTACCAGTGGTTCAGGAAGCAGCTACCCATCACGGCAGATGTGAATCGTATTGAGACCACCACCATGGCTGGGATGCCTGATACCAACATCTGTCTTGCTGGACGAGAGGTGTGGGTTGAGCTGAAGGTTCTTACAGAGGGCAGGATCCTGATCAGGAAGGGCCAGAATGCCTGGGGACACCGCAGGGCTTTTGCCGGTGGACAGGTCTTTATAGCGTGCCGCTGTGATCACGCAGTCCTCATCTGGAAGTTTCCAGATGTGGAGGTGGAGCCATACTCCAAGTATCTGTCTGTTCGAAATGCACCCCGGTGGACAGCGTCTGGATCAGATATTAAAACAATCCTGTTCCCATAGTTAAATCAGCGGTTTACTTATAGTTATTCGGATGTTATATTAGTTCAGAATTAAGAATATATGAGCAAAGTGTATGTAATACAGGACTCGCCTGGCAAGAATCTCGAACCTGCGAAGGAATACGGGGAGATGATTGTTATGCTCACTGGCAATGAGTCGATTTCAGATGCCAGGCAAAAACTTCGTAAGTATCTAGGAGACTTCACCACTCGAGACCACCTGCTACTGATTGGAAATCCCAAGCATATTGCGATGGCTTCCATCATCGCATCATTCGCAGTGGACACAATAAGCTTTCTCATCTGGGACCGTGAACACTATCGCTATGACGTTGAAACAATATCATGCTAACTAATCCACTTACCGGGGAGCCGATCAGCAATGACGAGCTCCAGAGCATCTCACAGATGGTGCACAATCAGAAACGACTTGAGCTTGACCTCGACCAGTTGCAAGAACAGATAGCTCAGAAGGCCGAGCAGCTCAAGTCTCTCAGCGAGGTGCAAATCCCAGAGGCCATGAGCGCCATTGGCTTGTCTGAACTCAAGCTCTCTGATGGATCCGTCCTGTCTGTCTCCAAGTATTACTCATGCCGGATTCCTGAGGAGCAGGCCGAGAATGCCTTTGCCTGGCTTCGCAAGACTGGAAACGATGACATCATCAAGAATGAGGTGAAGCTCTCATTCGGCAAGGGCGAGGATGATCTCGCACAGACCGTTGCCCAGGAGCTTGTCAAGCGGGGCCTCTCACCTGAGCAGAAGATTTACGTGCACCCAATGACCCTGAAATCCTTCGTCAGGGAGCGTATAGAGAGTGCGCAAGAACTTCCACAAGAACTGTTTGGCGTTTTTGTGGGGAACAAGACCAAGATAACAATGCCAAAGAAAGCAAACTAGTATGGCAAAAGCACAAAGAGTTCATTTGCTATCCGGTGGATTCATAGATGTTCCAGTGGATGGCAATTATGAAAAACTACAGTTGACTAACGATCAGGGGATACTTATTTGGGTCCATGAGCGGAATGTCATTCCCCACAGTAATGTTTCGGCTATTACTGAGGTGGAAGTAACAGATAAGCCGGAAGAACAAAAGTAGAGTTATGCCACCAACAAAAACAACGAAGAAGCCCGGTGAACAGCCGGCCAATGCCGTGGCACCCTATGACTGGAGTCAGTCCCAGGCGAGCGGCTTTGAGAACGTCAATCGTGAGGATCTCGGTATTCCGTTTCTCACGATCATCCAGAAGGGCAGTCCCCAGCTTGACAAGGACCATGCTGACTATGCCACGAAACGTATCGATGGTGCCGAGATCGGCGACATCATCAATACCGTCGCCAACCAGGTGGTTGCAGGTCCGGGTGAGGAGATCGAGGTCATCCCGTGCAATTACCAGCGCCTGTTCATGGAGTGGAAGCCACGCAATGCTGGCGGTGGTCTGGTGACCACGCATCCTGATTCGAGCATNCTCCTGCAGTGCAAGCGCACTGAGAAGAACCAGGACGTCCTCCCCAGTGGGAATCTGATCGTGACGACTGCCTACTTCTACTGTATCGCCCTGATCGATGGCGAGCGCATTCCATGCATGATTGGCCTGAGCAGCACACAGCTGAAGAAGGCGAAACTGTGGCTCAACATGGCCATGAGCATCAAGCTGAAGAAAGCTGATGGAACTCCCTACACTCCCCCGCTGTTCAGCCATACCTATGTGCTGACCACTGTTCCCGAAAAGAACGAGTCTGGAACCTGGCGCGGCTGGGCAATCAAGATTGGCAAGCAACTTACTGATCCTGTTGCCATCGCCGAGGCCATGGACTTTGCCAAGCGCGCGACCTCCGTGCAGCGCCAGTTGGCTGCCCCCAACAAGGAGGACGCAGTTCCCTTCGCGTGATTGTTTAGAAATCACGACCGTAGAGCCCGGGTCTGAGGCTCATTGTGGAACCTACTAAAGTGGTTCGGCTGACTGGCTACAGTCCCAACAACAATTTTCGGTTATGGGAAGTCTATATGCGACAACTAGTTCCAGACCTAATGCTACTATTTGATGGAGACAGGCACACATATGGAACTTATGGCTCAAATCTCATGGATAAGGGCGGTGGGAAGATGGTTGGCAAGCCCACCACAGTCAAGGGAGAAGTCACGATAGAACTCTGGATTAAGCATCTTACTGGGCAACAGGGGCTTGGGATAATACCGATTGACGATACTTCGCGCGTGAAATTCGCAGCAATCGACATCGATGAATACCCGATAGATCACAGGAAGCTGTGCATCGATATTGAGCGACTGAAGCTTCCACTCGTAGTCTGCAGGACAAAGTCTGGAGGAGCCCACCTATACCTATTCCTGGATACCTATTATCCTGCAGTGGATGTCCAGTCAAAGATGCGGGACATGGCAGCACTACTGGGCTGGGGCAACTCAGAGATCTTTCCCAAGCAGACGAAGATAGTGGCGGAGCGCGGAGACATAGGTTCCTGGATCAACATGCCATACTTCGACTCCACGAACACCACTAGGTGGGCCCACGACACTGAGGGAAACCCAATGAAGTTCGCTGAGTTCGTGCCATTCGCAATCAGCAGGATAGTTAGCTATGCCCAGCTCAACAGCACAAAGTCGGCAAATAACGAATTACTTCGCGGTGGACCCCCATGCCTGAACCACCTCGTCTCGATGGGATTCCCGCAGGGAACCAGGAACAATGGGCTATTCAATATCGCAGTCTATTGCAAGAAGGCCTATGGTGATGAGTGGGAAACCTTCGTCCAGGAATACAATGGCAAGTATATGGATCCACCACTGGAAGCCTCCGAGGTCCAGGGCATCATCAAGTCTGTGGAGAAGAAGGAGTTCATATACACATGTAAACAGGCCCCAATATCGAACTACTGCAACATGCCCAAGTGTCGTGCATGCAAGTATGGCATCGGCATGGGAGATGCAGGCATGCCCAAGTTTGGTAGTCTCACAAAGATAAAGTCGCAGCCACCCATCTGGTTCCTGGAAGTCGAGGGAGGTGGACGACTTGAGCTTACTACAGATGACTTGCAGAGTCCGCGGGGATTTCAGAACAGGTGCATGGAAGTTCTGAATGTGATGCCGATACTTCCCAAGTCAGATGTGTGGCAGGAGATCATCCACAAGCTACTGCAGGAGGTCAACGAGGTTGATGTCCCTGAGGAAGCAACTCCAGCAGGAATGCTGTGGCAGCACCTCGAGGACTTCTGCACATCGCGAGTTCAGGCCAAGGTGGCTGATGAGCTACTGCTAGGTAAGCCATGGCTCCACAACAACTTCTACTACTTTCGTCTGCGAGACTTCCTGTCCTATCTGGACAGGCAAAAGTTTAAGGCACTGCCACTCAATCATGTTGCCATGCACCTGAGTGAGTGGAAACTTGGCAAGAAATTTTGGAACCTGAAGGGGAAGGGATGCAACTGCTATGTCATCTCCGAGAAGGAGTTCCAGAAACAACAGGAACCATTTGAGGTTCCAGAAATTCACAACCCAGAGAAGGTGCTAACATGACTGGTCCACTTGAAGAATTAACAAGGCAATTACGATCCATGGAAATCATGGAGCTGTATTATGCCAACAGAAGATTACGACTGCAGATAACCATCAACGAACTGATAGAGCAACTATATGAACGAACCAAAGATACTAGCCTTCATGCAGAACCCGTGGTTCCCAGAAGGCACGAAACCTGAGATCATCGATAAGTATCGCACTGACCAGGAATTCCACCAGCGACTACTCGTGCGAACCATGAGCGGGGGGAGGTTGCTACAGGCCTTTGGACCCAGCATGTTCTCGTCCATACACTGGGACAACGTGGCCCCGACTGCTGCTGTCGAGGCTGCAGGCAAGGAGGACGTGGACATGGAGCACGTGGAGAAGGTGATCTCCACCATCAAGCCAGACGTGATTCTAGTTTTTGGTAAACATGCTGAGGAGACTCTCGAGGACTCCATACAGCGAGGTGAGATACCTGTGCTAGTGTGTCATCATCCCAATGCCCGTGGCAAGACCATGGGGGATCTAGCACAATTCGCAATAGAGGTGTGCTTATGGATGGACCAGTGGAGATTACGCCAGAAGGACAGCCCGAGCCAGTCAATCTGGCGCCCTCAGAAATTGAACTTGCCTGGCGGAAGTTCAGAGAAGAAATAGAATCTGAGATCGCAAAGAAGCGAACAGACATTACGATAACATTGCTTACTCGATATGAAGACGACTGACATCCTATTCGGTCCACCAGGGACTGGTAAGACGACGAGCCTACTCAGAGTGGTAGAGCAGAAGATCGCGGAAGGCCTGAGCCCGGATCAGATCTGCTTCATCTCATTCACGAAGAAGGCTGCTACGGAGGCGAGGGAGCGCGCCATGGACAAGTTCAAGCTCAATGAGGATCAGCTTCCATGGTTCAGGACATTGCACAGTCTAGCATTCCAGCAGATGGCAATGAACAGGACTAACGTGATGGGTCTCGGAGACTACATAAAGCTCTGTGAGATGCTTGGACTCACCATCACCTACAAGATGAATGATGATGGAACCTTCGCAGGACAGACACTTGGTGATCGACTATTCTTCACCGAGAATATGGCTCGTGCGAGGATGATCCCACTGATGGAGTTCTGGGAGTCGCTTCCTGATGAGGACATCCTGTGGCCACAACTGGAACAGCTGAGCAAGACCCTGGATGAGTATAAGCGAACCAACAACAAGGTGGACTTCACGGACATCATCCACACCTTCATCAATGCTGGTGGAGCTCCGCCATGCCAGGTGTTGATCGTTGACGAGGCCCAGGACCTATCTCCCCTACAGTGGAAGATGGTGGAGATCCTGATGCGCGATATTCCCGAGGTCTATATCGCTGGTGATGATGATCAGGCGATTTTCAGGTGGGCTGGCGCTGATGTGGACAAGCTAATCAATCTCCCAGGGACTCAGCATGTGCTTGGCCAGAGCTATCGGGTTCCAGTCAAGGTGCAGCAGGTCGCTGACACCATAGCCCGACGAATCCACACCAGAGTAGAGAAGCAGTGGAAGCCCCGCAAGGCGGAGGGTGCAGTGGACTATGTGACAGGCATTGAGCACATCGACATGTCGTCTGGAACCTGGCTACTACTTGCCCGTAATGCCTATCTACTGGACTCATATATCCAGCACTGCATCAGGGAGGGATTCGTATTCGACTGCGTCCGTGAATCACCAATGAAGCGAGATAGCTTCATAGCAATCAGGGACTGGGAATCGTTGCGTGCAGGCAACAAGGTGCACATGGCATCGGTGAAGAAGATCTACGACCTGATGACTGTTCGAGTCGGGGTGACCCATGGATTCAAGGGCAAGGTGCAAGATGCACCAGACAGGCAATTAGTATCACTCCAGGAACTCAGGGATCGGTGGGGCCTGTGCACTGACAAGTCCTGGGATATTGCCCTCGACAAGCTCTCAATGCAGGAGAGGGAATACTTCCTCACGGCACTACGCAGGGGTGAGAAGTTCCTCGCCGATCCCCGCATCAAGATCTCCACGATCCACGGTGCGAAGGGTGGTGAGGCGGAGAATGTGGTGATCCAGACAGACATGGCCTGGAGAACTTGGAATGAGTTCGAGAAGATGCCTGATGATGAGCACCGAGTATGGTATGTTGCAGTTACCCGAGCTAAGGAGAGGTTGGTAATTGTGACTCCTCAAACCACACAATGCTATGACATTTAAGGCATATCCTATCGCAATTTAGGCATTCAATAGGAATAACAGGATATAATAACACATATATTCACATGGCTAAAATATCCCCGATGATTTATGAGAACCATCAATGAAACGGAGAGCTTCAAGCATAAGCTAACTCCAATGGCCCACCAGGAGAAGATCTTCCTGGAGTCAGCCCATAAGCCATACTACGCCCTATACTGGGAGATGGGCACTGGCAAGTCAAAGACCCTGATCGACACCTTCACGTGGCTGTATATGAATCAGCAGATCGATGGAGTCATAATCGTATCTGACAAGGGAGCTTATCTGAACTGGCCACTGTCTGAGATCCCTAAGACGATGATCGACATCCCACATCGCATTGCCACCTACTCATCGTCGATGAATAGCACTGAGCGATGGAGGATGGAGCAGATGATGGTTGCCAAGGACGATTGTCTCGACATCCTGGTGATGAATGTGGAGGCATTCAGCGGAGAACGTGCCGCCGACGTGGCCAATAGATTCTGCAATAGCCACTACACGATGATAGCAGTGGACGAGGCTACCAGCATCAAGAACATCAAGTCTGAGCGAACCAAGAAGCTCATTGCCATCGCGAGGAAGTGCGACTATCGGCGCATCCTGACTGGCACGCCAATCACCCTCAGTCCCCTGGATCTCTATAGCCAGTGTGAGTTTCTACAGCCAGGAATTCTGGGTCACAGGACCTTTGTGGGATTCCGCAATGAGTATGCTGAGATGAGGACCATGACATTTGGATCCAGATCCTTTCAGATGGTGGCAGGGTATCGAAACTTGGAGAAACTCACATCGAAGATACAGCAATTTAGTTCCCGCATCCTGAAGGAGAATTGCCTGGATCTACCAGACAAGGTGTATGAGACGATCTATGTGGAGCAGACACCTGAGCAGAAGCGACTCTATGACAAGCTCAAGGGTGAGGCGATGGTGCTATTTGAGCAGGGGTTACTCACATCCACATCCGCGATAACTACGATCAATAAGCTTCACCAGATCAACTGTGGCCACGTTAAACTTGATGATGGGACTCAGATCGATATTCCAAACAACCGTATACCAGCACTACTGGAGTTACTTGAGAAGATCCCCGGCAAGTGCCTGATATGGTGCGCCTTCCAGAGGGATGTTGAGCTGATACTTGCTGCACTAGCCGAGGTGAAGGACGGATATGCTTGCCACTACTATGGCAGGACTACCGATACAGAGCGGGCACGAGCCCTCGAACTATTCGACAGAGATCCACTATGTAAGTGGTTCGTGGGGACCGCTGCAACGGGTGGTAAGGGTCTGACGCTGATAGGAGCAACAACAACGATCTATTATAGTAACTCTGATTCTGCAGAAGACCGTTGGCAGTCTGAGGATCGCAACCATAGAAAGGGTCAGACGCAGAAGGTAACCTACTTCGACCTAGTGTCCCCTGGGACTGTGGATGTGAAGAAACTTCAGCAGCTCCAGAGGAAGGAAGATCTTGCATTTCAGGTCCTCGACAAGTTCAGGGATATGCTGGCTGGTTAGTTACTGTGATCCCCACTGGATTGGTATAGCAATACGGATTGATGGGAATGGTATGCTGTCCACCAGGGACTATGACTATCCACGTCACCCACGTATTGGTGGGAACAGTGCTCATCGGGGCAGATGTGGTGGAGCTATTCACATCGACAAACTGGGTCCAGTTAGTCGTCTGGGCATAGTTAGTGCCAGTATCCAGATTGGTCAGGGGTGTCCAGAACGCGGTATACCTGAGCACGGGACCATTTGTCCAGGTAGTCCAGTTGAGGACCGCGTTGTTGGTGGATGGGTTACCCCAATCAAGGGAACCTGCGTGAATTAGCGTAATCAATAGGAAACTGGCAAATAGATATAGTGTAATTGTCTTCATGATTTATTCCTGTCGGAGTCAAATGATGATTTCCCGAAATCACAAACGGCCCGGTATATGATTTCCCGCGTAACAAGATTAACTCCCTGGGATTCCATCGCCTCAAGCAATAGCTGATTCGACTGATCCTCAGTCATGGTGATCTTCTCCCAGGTCAATCCGGGCTCTACCAGGATCTCCAATGTGTCCCTGTATGCAGCATCATGCATTATGTAACTGAACCATCCCACTCCGAATGGCGGGATGATATTCCAAATTTCCTGTGGAGTGGAAGCTCCATCGGTGGTAGTTCCAGTAATGGCTCGAAGACATCTGCCATCATTACAGACATACACTAGGGGTTCCAGGAGCACAAAATTGTGTCCGTCACTGCTGGAGACCCGTAGTGTAGTCTGTTGGAACATACTATTTGGCGGATGGCCCCACACCCATCTGAGTCAGTTGGGTGTTCAGATTATTGGCAGTGCCATTAGCCACAGTAGCAGAGGCTATACTTGCCTTGACTGCCGATAGAACTGTCTGGGCAGTAGTCGCCGCTGATGTCCCAATTGAGGGGGCAGCTGCAGTGATAGCTGTTTGCACTCCTGGAAGGGCAGTCTCAATTCCTGCAGCAACAGCCTGTAATGTGGACTGATGCAGATTTGCTTGCGAATTTTTATAGGTCGCAATACCAGCGCCAATCAGCCCAATCAAGCTGCCAACTGCCCCAATGATGGCTCCATATGGAGCTGGGGCCAGTGGAGCCAGGGCAGGAACTGTCTGCCCAATTTGGGTTGTTACTGGATTTGCAACATAGTTAGTAACTTGTTGCCCAGCCGAGTTTGTGGTGACCGTGGGAACAGCACACCCAATAAGGATGCTGGCTGTGACTGCCGTGAGGATTATTGCGATCTTATTTCTTGTTTTCATTATTCATTAGTTTCTGGAGCAGCTCATGCGTCTGCTCGTGGTTCTTCTTACTGGCCTTGTTTCCCCGCCGCTTCTGTCGATATATCTTCTTCAGTAGCGAGGTCTGCAGCACGAGATTCTCTTCGCGAACTTGGCGGCTGGTGATCTCCGCCTTATCACGCTTCATGTCCCAGAACAGCCACTTCAATATGATCGCAATAACGGCTCCTGCCGCTGTTGTCGTTGTTGCTGTATCTGACATGGCTTGGGCTAGCATCATGGTTGAACTAATATGATGTGGAAGTTAGTCGGTGGAGCAATTGTCGGAATAGTGTAACTCACCACGGTGGACCAAGAGCTGGTGATATTCTGACCACCATAGTTTGCCACTGTAGTTGCCGCGAAATAGTAGTTCGTGCCCTGATACAGTCCAGACACCGTCCAGTTAGTCCCCTGGATCCCACTGATAGTATTCCAGTTATTCGTGGTCGTGGAATAGTAGATATTGTAGCTATAGTTCGTTGACCAGTAGATTGGTGGTTGCCAAGCCAGAGTCACTGATGATGACTGCGCATCGAGCGCGAAAGCTAGCAGCAGCAGCGCTAAAATGAGGGAGATGGTTTTCATTAGTGTCCCGCAACGATGAAGTTGGTTTTGGTCGGACTGACGTAATACAGATCGTAATTCGAGCAGGCAAACTTCACCTGTCCCGCCGCCGGCGGCGAGAAATCCGCCACATAACCGTTCGTCGCCAGCGTCAAAACGCCCTGCACCAGCAGGTTGGTGGAAATGATGTTTGTAGTCGTGAATTGCAGGCCGCCGCTCAAAGTGCCCGCCGTGTAAAAACCGAAGTTCCCGGAGTAGTCATCCCACAGCTCGCTCCAATAAGCCCCGCTGTCGTGAGCCATTTGGAACACGACATAATGCCCCGTCACGCCGTCGTTGCCTTTGGCATTGGCGCTGTTCGCGTTGAACGACATGGAGCCGAACGAGCCTTGCGCCGTGTTGCCGCTGCCGTTGTCGCCTAGCTGCCAGAATGTCCCTTGCAGCGTGTTGCCATTGTTGTTTCCCACCTTGCCAAGGCTGATATACCCGGTTTGGGTGATGACATAATTTCGACAGTTCGTGTCCGTCAAATCGCCCGTCACCAAATTTTGAAACAATCCCCAGCGCCAGCTGTTGGTTGACGGCAGATAGGCTCCTGCCGCCAGATATGGAAAGCCCACATTGGCATTGGCCCAATCCACCATCAATGCCGAATAGTTTCCATTGTCCGCCCCGTTGCCGCCGGCGCCCGGCTGGCTGATGGCATAGTAGGGAACGTCTTGGTTCATCACCGTCATGCCGGCCCCGGGCAAATCGACGGCGGCGCAGTTGGTGGGAGCCAACTGAAATTGGAAGGCCACCGCGTCCGTCACATAAGGCACCCCATTGGCACTTAAACCAATTTTGGCCACCGACCACGCTCCGCCCGGACTGTTCGTCGCCATGTTGGCCATGCACCAGGTTGAATCCCCCGTATTGTTCCAACTGGCCGGACTGCCGTTCTTAAAAACCATAGTGTTCCCCGAATCCGTCGAGGAATTCATATTGGTCGCATCGCCGACGACGGAAATGTCTTGGGGAAATCCAATCATGTATTTCCAATCGCCAACCGCCGGACTGCCGCTTGCTCCAATGCCGCCCAGATACAGGTTGCCCCGCCCGCCGCTCATGCCTTCGATGCCGAGCTGGCCGCTAAACTTGGGCGCATTGGTGGCCGCCGCCTGATAATTGTTGTTGACGGTGTTGCCGTATGTGGAAGGGTTGAGTTGCTGCACCGTGCCAATAGATCCGTTGGTGATGCCGCCGCCGCCCGTCACATTGGCCTGCGCAATCGCAATGATGGCATTTGTCCCAGACGAATTGAAGATGGTAGCAGATGGAGATCCACCGATAACGCCAGCGAGATTATTGGTGAAGGTGGCACTGCCACCAGATGCTCCGCCACCATTGGCTCCAGCAAACACGACTGCCGCAGACCACAGCAGTTCCAGGATGATGAATAGCTTCGTCATACTCCCTGGATCCTCACGTCAGCTCCACCCGCAGCGGAGATCGCATATACGTCATCGTTGTAGTGATTCCGCACATTGTCGTTGTCGAGGGTGAACCATGACTTGGCAGCAATGGGGAATCCATTCGATGTGGTCAGCGCAGTGCCGCCACCTGCAGGATCCGTAGCCCCATCATAGCAGATGTAGATGGGGTTCGTGTCATTGTTGTAGATGTGGATGTAGCGACGATTGCCAGCCGAAGCAAGCTTCGTCATTGATGTTCCGACGGTTACTTGTGTCATACTATTTGTTTACGTGTTCGCTTGGCTTAACTATGAACCGCTGATGATTCTGGGTCTCGGTCCTCGACTCACTCCGTTCGAGGGACCCTGGACTCATCATCGCTTGTAAATTCCATAATACAAGATAATCCAAGATTGGTCTAAAGTAAAATAAATTAGTAAACGGGGCATTATCCAGGAGTAATTTTGTCGCTGGCCAACTCACATTCTTCCCCTTCTCCAGGTCGCCCTTCATGTTGAAGACGTTATCGAGTTGTCCGAAAGTTGGCCCGGCTAAGTATTCCAGATAGGATCGATACTGACCAGAGAACTCCCCCATCGTGGTCTCACCAAATAGTCCAAGGGATCCGCCACGCACTGCGATCTGCTGGAGGTTATTCCAGTTCACCTTTCCATCGGACACTAGGGGCATGGGTCCCTTGCCCTTGGTCAGATCATGCAGAGTCTGTGAGACATACCCTGCGGCAGTCATCATCGCGATCGTCATTGCCATGTTGAACTTGCCCCTGTTATCATTGAGCAGCCACTGCTTGACTGTGTCAGCCCCATTGCCATAAATGTCGCGACCCAGGATCTTTGACATGATGGTGATTGGGAAACTCTTGAACATCATCATGAGGCGCAATGATTCGCCAAGCGGAGTTCCCGCCTGTGTTCCGAAAGTCGCAAACTTCCGCTCCTTCGCGCCAGGTGTTGGGATTGCGATGTCTGCACGATCAGCAAAATAGGTCCCGAGGGACGTTTCCAACTTATCCCTCATTCTCGCGATGTTGGCATCAGTTGGCTTTAGTCCCTCGGAAATAACAAGATCAGCAATTGAAATTCCCTGCTTATTAGCATTAACAACAGATTCTTTAGGATTAAATACTATTATTGTGTCATGTTCTGGGTGCTTGTTAAGCTCATCATCTTCTATTTCAGTGAATTTAGCAGAATCATACCCCTGCTTATTTAACTCATCCTGAACTTTCTTTGAATAAGCCATATATGCTAGTGAGTCACCACCAGCCTTATTATGCTTAGGTATATCTTTTTTAGCATCTTGTATTGCAGCAAATGTCTTCTTACTAAATGGGTAAGTAAATTCATGTTCCCATCCAGGGTATACTTTCTTAATAGCTGCCTTCAAGATTGCCTCATTAGCAGTATTCTTCAAATTCAACTTTACTGGCTTAACATCACCGTAAGCACTAGCTGCATCTTTATCACTTGTAACAAACAAAGTTTTCTTATTACTAGGATCTTCCCCCTTTTTGCGTCCACCACGATAATATGTAACACCTTGAGGTATCTCATCAGGAATTTGATGAAGCATGTCTGGGCTGATGAACTTAGAGCCATTATGGTCATACGCCGTGCTACGCAATGCATCCCAGCGTGAGCCATGAATATCATATTGAGTCAATATATTCCTCAAGGGTCCTGGAAGTTCTTCGAATGGCAGGTGACTATTCTCACCAAGGTGGTTGGATAGGGCAACAGCCACTGAGCTGCGCAATGCGTCATTCCACCTGGGCAACAGGGACATGGAGTAGAACTTCTTCTGTGCCTCATGAGACCAGCCGTAAACTGAGCTATGCTCCTGGAACCGTGATAGGCTATT